ATTATACAGACTGGCACTAGCAAAGTCAAGTTATGACTTTATTTGTTCACCACAGTGGCATACCAAATACGAACCGTCGGTTGTCTGAACTGGTATGGCATCAGCGTGGTCGCACGTCTTTGGCGTTTCCTCTGCCGGTTCAGCATCGTCTGCGAGTGGCGTTGCCTCTGGCTCTAAGAGCATTTTCTCCACAGCCCCAAGAGCGAACACGGCCGCCTCATTAGCCTTGCGAGCCGCCCGTAAGGTTTTGATAATCACCTCACGCTCTACGGTCATGTCGTCGGCAACCCGTTGTTGTTGTTCGTCGTGAATTGTAAATTGATGGTGAAGCGTGGTCGCTCAACGTCGTCGTATCCAATCGGGTTTGGGATACCAATGGGCTGAATACGCACAACGTAAGGGAAATACACGGGGTCGGGAACCACCCAGCCACCTAGAACGTCACGGATGGTGTTCGCCCACGCATACGCACCCGGATAGTCCTCTCGCAAGCCACGCACGGTAACTTGCGCTCGTGGATAGTCAAGGGCGGTGATTCCGTTGCCCATAGTGAAGTCAGAACCCTTGCCCTCATACTGCTGAACGACTACAGCGGCATCTGGTGCTTCGGCTGGCATACGCCCGATAAACAGATTTACACCTGCCACAAGCCCCTGTGACGTGCCATAGGCAGAGGCAGTGACCTTAGCCACCAGAAAAGTTGCAATGTCGTCTAAGAGAGCCATAGTGAAATACTACAGCCCAAATGACTTCAAATCCTCTGAGAAGGTTCCGGCGTTGAACGATGCGCCAATTCCCGACCTCGCCCATTCCTCACGCAAGTTTTTCAGCACTTCCTCTCTGATTTCGTCTTGATGGCGAGTGAAGGGAACTTCCAAATACTTTGCTTGCGTAGGCGCTGCGTGGCTGAATTCCAAATCCTCATGGACGACAACGGCGTAGTCAATGGTTGGGTCAATGTTTGCGCCGTATTCCACCGTCGCCTCTAGAAAGAACTCATTAGCCAGTTCCAATGTGCCAGACGCTTTCAACGCACCAGTGTCGACGGGAACAAGTTGCTGGCTTTCGTCAAAAACCCTTTTCATTACGGTGTTCTGGGCATTGACCATAGCCGTCTTGAATATGTGTTCTACCTTTGCCTTGCTTGGCAGGCTAGAAGCGTCAAACAAAACCTTGAACGTAGCCACTTTTCACTATTCCCTATGCGAAGTGGATAGTCGTGGAATAAGGCCCGTTTTCGTCGTAGTTGTTGTCTATGTAAGCGATTACGGGGTATCGCAGGGCAGGTTGCGTTTGGCTGGGGATACAGACAAGGCTTTCCGTGCTGATTTCGGGAAAGAAACTCGTCAGGTAGGCACGACCAGACGACTTGCGCTCACGCCCCTCGCTGTCCTTGAATATCATTGTTTGGAACTCAATACGGCAGGCGTATGACTTTGCCGTTGTCCACGCTTGCTCACTGGTGTTGGTGGAACCGCTGGGCAGAGGTTGTGCGTGACGACCATAAATGTCCAAAGGTGCTGACGGCGTAGGAACGGCGTAGGTTGGGGGGTTCTGAACCAGAATCGTCTGGGTCATCATTTCCAGCAGAAGTGGGTCAACTGCCATTACGGGTTCTCACCGTTGAACGCATCGCCTTGACCGTCACCACCACTACCGTCGCCACTGGGGTTGTATCCCGTGCCGTAGGTGCTGGTAACACCAAGAGTAGAGTTTGTAGGCCAGTAGTTCGTTTCGGCGTAGTAGGGGTCAAACGAACCGCCAACCTTGAATTCTGCGCCAAGAGCCTGTGGAGCGGCGTTCACCATCGGTGGGTTCACACGGCGACTACGAGCCAGAAGGTCTTTAGCCAGACGTTCGTAGCGTTGCGCACGGTCACCATAGGACTGCGACAGAGAAAGCCCTCCGACGCTCTTAGAGGTGCTTTGAGACAAACCTGTGAACGTAGAGGCAATGTTCTGTGCGGTGTTCGCTGCCGCACGGTAAATCTCGTAGTTCATTTCCATCAGGTTGAAGGCGATTTCCTCGTCCTGAACAAGTGGCGTATCGGGGTTGGTATCACCAACAAGCCAACGAATAGCGTCCTTTTGCGACGAAGTTGGGTCTGCGGAGTATGTCCAAGTCATTTCACTATCCTTACATTTGGGCGAAGTTGAATACGATTGAGCCAGTCAAAATACGCTGTGCGCCGTTTGACGTTTGTGTTGCGGTGATTTGGAAATACCAACGACCCGGTGTGAGTGTCGAGAGTGCGCCGTCAGCCCACTGAACAACCATGTTTGCCGAACCGTTGGTGCTGGTAAGACCAATAATCCCTGATGAAATAATGACTTGCGCAGGGTTTGGAGGGCGACCAATCTTCATTTGGAACGTCCAACCCGTGCTGAAATCCAATGGCGTTCCGCTTGCGTCAAGCCAGAGAAACGAGGCCTGTGGCAGGTTTGCTGCTGGTGTTGGGTAAGTAAGTGTGTCTGCCATTAGTTTCGCTCCTCAAACGTAATAACTGGTGCGTCTTGGATTATTTCACTAACCACCGAGTCTGTGAATGATGCTACTGCTTGTTCTCGGTTTGTCGTGATAGGAGCGTCGTTTAGTTGCTCAAAAGTCAGGTATTCCTGAAAGATAACGGGTGCTGAAACAAACAGTTGAGAAACAAGCGCAAAACCAGTCTGCATTTGGAAATCTACAGACGACCCGTATCGCTTACTGGCTACCTGCTTTAGTGAGGTGAAAGTGTTGAGTAGGGCGTTTGACGATGCTCGCAAACGTGTAGATACACGCTTCGAGGTGGAAACTTGCGCCTGTGTCGTAGAGCCAGCGACATTGTGGGTAAGTAATTTGCCGTTTCCTTGCGTTTCCACCTGAACTGACGACCCGTTGCGAGTTAGTGAGCGTAGAAATGCCCCCGTAGCCCCAGAAACGGCGACAGATGCTGCAAAATTGGCACGGGCAGAAAACTTTGTGCCTGTGGTGACTTGACTTTGGGGCGTAGAGCCAGATACGTTGTGCGACCTAATGGTTGTCCCGTCGGTGGTGGAAACCTCTGTAGCGTCGCCAACAACAGTGTGCGTAAGGGTTTTCACCCCGTCACTCACTTCAGCCCCAGTTGTGCTTCCTGCCCTTAATGCCGAACGAACCTTAGTGCTGGTGAAACTGAATAACTGAACCGCCGAACCATAGACGGCAACAACCAGTTCGGTTGTATTCGTTCCCACCGTAGTGAAAACTTGGGCGACAGACGAGTTAGAGAGGTATTGGAAAACCTTTGAGCCGACGGCGACCGCACCCTGAACAGCAGACGAGTTTTCTATGTATGCCGTGAACTTGTTGCCAGTGGTGACGCTTGCCTCTGACGTAGAGCCATTGACATTGTGCGTATTGGAAACAACCCCTGATGTGGTGGAAACTTCCCAGAAGGATGCAGCATTTGTGTGTGCCAAAGTCTTTGACAGCGTGGTGATTTGGATTTCTGGCGTAGAGCCAAACCGGACATACGGGATTGACTTTGTTCCGTCGGTGACGGGGATGCCGACCACCGAACCGATGGTGACGTAGGCATTGCCAGTCCGACCGCCCTTGTAAAGCCCAATAAACGGCGTGTTTCCACCACCGTTATAGAACGCAAAGGTTATGTTGGCATTAGAAACTGTCGTGGGCATAGCCCATCACCAGCCTCTACTAGTTGCTCATAAGCCAAGTAGGCGTGAAGGCAAGCGTGTCGTTCGCAGCAAGAACTGGCGATGAAGCGTCGGCAAAGTTAGCGGCGTAGAGCGCAGTTCCACCAGACGAGGCGGTAATGATGAAGTAGCCGTTAGCGGCAGTCCAAGTTCCGAGTGCTGGGCCGAACGTTGATGCTGCGGTTGGTGTCGTCTTGATACCAGTTCCGAGAAAGTTCTGACCACCGTAATAGGTGTCAGAGGTCGGTGGCAAGTTGTCGCCAATGCTGATGTTGGCAGAGTTCTGCGTGTTCGTCAGGGTTCCGCTGATAACGATTTGGTTAGAACCGGGCAGACCCGTAATGATGTGGCTTTCCAATGTGCCACCCGTTCCGAGCGTAATCACCATACCGGCTTTCAGACCAGCGTAAGTGGTAATGGTTCCCGTGTAGGTTCCGTTCGTAGTGATGTATGAGTTGCCAGCCGTGTTGCCGGTTGAAGTCGTGGTTGAGGTGGAAAGACCCGATGCAGCAGTTACGGGCGTGGCAAACGTGACAGCCTGACGGGCATAGCCAGCACCCGTGACTTCCGTGATTCCACTACCTACAGTGGCGGTAGCCGACGGAACTGTCGTTCCCGACAGACCCGTGTAAAGACCAACGTAGAGTTGCGAGTAGGTAGATGGTGTTGCTGTAATAATCTGGTTGAGCATGACGGTCAAGCCAGAGTTGAGAAATACCTGTGCCACTTACAACTCCTATGGATAGTGTGCCTTATGGCAACACTTTACCAAAGGATTTCTAATTTACTGGGCTGGTGTAATCGGCGCAGATTCAGGATTTGCGCTTGCAGTTGGGTCAATGGGCGGTGTGGTGGAAACCGCTGGCGCAAGAGCGTTCAGAGCGTCAATGTGAACCTGTAGGGCGTTGTCCAACGTGCTGATTGCGTTCTGGGCAATGGTTTCGGCTTGCGTGTCGCTATTCGCCTGTGCCACCTGCAAGTTCAGGCTGTGCTGATACGCCTCAGCAGCAAACTGCTGGATGCGCTGGGTAAGAAGTTCACGCTTCTGGTCGTCGGAGAGCAAAGATGAGTAGTCCATAGATTTCACTATACCAGAGTGAAGGAAACTAGAACGTCATAGTTCCGCTTGTTCCGGCAGTAATAACAACATAACTATACAAACCAGTTGTGCTGATAGAGCCGTGCGTCAAACCGCTAAACGTCGGGGTTCCCGAATAGGCAGAAGTTAGCCAACGGACAATCACCACGCCGTTGTTTGCATTGGAAACCTCACTGTCGCCACCCCATCCGTAGGTTCGCCCCGATTGTGCTGTTCCTGTTCCAACGCCACCAACGCAATAAGTTGTGGCAGTTCCGGTAATGGAACTACTTAGACCGAAACCACCTGAACCGCTTGCTAGAGACGTAGCACCTGCGCCGCCTGCGCCACCACCTCCACCGCCATTTACAGAGGTTCCTGCCACGTTGGCGGCACCACCGGCAAAGGTGTTCACACCAGAGGCAGCACCGCCAGATGAGGAGTTTCCGCCGCCACCACCACCCGAACCACCCTTGTTGCCTGCGGTCTGGGATGTTGTGCCGTAACCACCGTAACCACCGCCGAGAGAGGTGATGGTCGTTGCCCCAAAAGTCAATACCGAGTTTCCACCATTTGTACTACCGCCGCTTGAGTTGCCGTATGTGCCAGCGGAACCGACGCTAATAGTGAGCGTAGAGCCAACGCCAATGCCCGTTAGTGCTGAATCAAGGGTTGGCGTGGAACTGCCTCCTGCGGTGGAAAGGGTCACCGACGAACGTAGGTCGCCAGCACCGCCACCACCACCACGACGTGACGTACCGCCACCTGCTCCACCACCGCCACCTGCGACAAGGAAATCTAGTGAAAACGGAGTGCCGTGAGAGTGGCTAGAGGCGATAATCCCCTGAATAGGCATTAGGCAATGTCTCCCACCACGAGCCAAGTGTTAGTTGCGTATTGGATAACTGATGCTGATGAATACTGCGTTCGTAGTTTAGGGGCTGACGACGTAGCACCCGTAGATTGGATAGTAACGCCACTGCCACCCTGAATAGTGACGGTATTTGCTGATGCTGCCGTTCCGACAATGTTCAACTGCGTTCCTACGGGATAGGCAACTGATGAGGCTGGTGGAATAGTGACGGTTGTGGCAGAGGCGGCACTAAGGGTAATCAGTGCGCCACCGTCGCTAAGAACCGTTGTATAGGCGGATGCCGTGACCGAGTTGATAGACCAGAATACTGTTCCACCAAAACTAGAAAACGCCCCCGTGTTTGTGAGGCTCATAATTGACTGGCTGAAAGCGTCGTTGATGGCTTCCAAACCGCCACCGCTACTGGCAGATTTGGCTCGCAGGCTTACCGACTTTGGTGTTGCTGTTGAGGAACGGTCTGTAAGGGTGACGGCATCCGACGAACTACCCGTAGATGACGTATTTACGGTGATTCCCTGTGCGCCCTGAATGTAGTTCGTTGCCGATACCAAACCAGCCGAACTGATGCTGAAAAGGATTGTGCCAGCCGAGTTCTTGATGTCCAAATAGTCGGCAGTTTGCGAGGCAATTCCGTTGATAGTCAAAGGAACCGTGCCTGTCGCTGTGGTGTTTATCACGGCGTTTGTGGCAGTTGGCGAGGTAAGGGTCTTGTTGGTAAGGGTTTGTGCGACTGAAACCGCTACAAGTGTGTCGCTACCCGAAATGTTAGGCAACGTAAGGTAGTTATTTCCCGTCGCCGTAGTCCCTGTAATTTGGGTAAATCCCGTTGGGCCGCTAGAGAACACAATAAATCCGGGGTAACTACCGGCAGGGTTGGTCGCCGTCGCACCAGCAATCGTCAACCCGTTGACTGTGGTGGAAGTTGCGCCCAGTCCAATGGTTGTCGTGCCAATAGTGACTGCCGACGCAGAGAGCGCACTCGCAGGGATTCCACTAAACGTGTTCGCCGTGCCCGACAGGGTAAGACCCGTAATGGCGGTCGCCGTTGAGCCTAGTGAAATCGTGGTAGAGCCGACGGTCACAGAGGGGTTGGCGATGTATGTATTGGAAATCGCCGTTCCTTGCCAGACACCAGAGGTGATGGTTCCGACGGTTGAGATAGACGACGAGCCTGTGGCTGGTGAAGCACCAATGTTTGTAAGCACCCCAGATGCGCTTGTAGCACCCGTTCCACCAGCGACGATAGGCAGAGTGCCTGCGGTCAAGACAGAGGCAGAGGTGGAATACAGGGCGTTGTTAGCCGCCGTAAAGCCGTTTAGACCCGTTCCACCGTTTGTTGTAGGCAGGATACCGACAAGGTTGGTGATGTCAGTAGTCCAAGTGTTGTACCAGTAGTTCGTTCCGTCATACACGAACCCATAAGCCTCACCGGGGTCAACAGAATACAAGGTGGTTGTGACACCCTGTAGTGAAAGTGCGCCAGACAGTTTCACGGAGTAGGTGGCGTTGTTGTTGATAACGCTGTATTGAGAGCCAGCAACGGGGTTCGCTGGCATAGTCAAGGTCAGGTTGGCGGTCGCTGATGGTGAAAAGAGCGTGAGTTCTCCAAGTTGCGCCGTTGCCGAACCGCTGGAACGTGTGGTTACGGATTGGCTTTCCGTTGGCGACCAGTACCCGTTGGTGATACCCGTGCCTGTGCCTGTGGCGGTAAGACCTGACGCTGATGCGCCAACCGAGAACTGCTTTGCGCCAAAGTTTGACGAGATAACTGCCAAGCCCGTGACGTTGAACGCAGTTGGTGAAAAACCCGTTACCGTGATGTAGTCGCCCACCTTTGGCACGGAAGTCGCACTTGTCGTGTAGGTGATGGTGGAACTACCTGAAACCGCTGCGGTAAGGGCGTAAGTGACCGAACTAGACGAACATACCCAAATGGTTGCGCTGTGGTCGACAATGAAATCACCGACCGTAAATGTTCCTACCGTCGGGTAACCGTTGTTTGTTCCGCCAACATAGCGAGTTGATGCGGTGGCGGTTCCAATTCCCGACGGCGTAATGCTTTGCGCTACAAGGTTTCCACCAGCGTCAATTTTTGCCAAAACGGTTGATGCGCTGTTTTGCCACTCTTCAAGGTCAGCGGTTTGGGCAACCACACCACGAATGACAAGGGGTATTGACCCTGATGCGGTGGTGGAAATAATGGCGTTATTGGCAGTTGGCGAGGTCAAGGTCAGACCTGCCACCGTTGTGGCGGTCGCACCTAAACCAATGCTGGTGGAACCGACGGTCACGGCACTTGCGGTCAAGGAACTTGGGGCGATATTGGAAAGGGTGTTTGACGAGCCAGAGATGGTCTTGTTCGTCAAGGTTTGCGACAGCGATATTCCAGCAAGGGTGTCCGTGCCGTTTGGCAGGGTCAATGTGCCGGTTGCACTCGCGACGGGGATGAGGTATTGGGCGTTAGTGGTTCCATACGTGTACCAAGTAATTGCTGATGGGTAGCCACCCGGATTTACATAAAAGTTTGGAACAGAAATGTTTGGTGCGAACAATGCTGCCGACGGGGCGACGAGACTAGAAATACTTGTGGCGGTCGTGCCTAGTGAAATACTTGTTGTGCCAATAGTTACCGACGAGTTAGCAAGGTAAGTATTGGAAATGGGCGTGGCGTTCCACGTTCCGCTGGTGACTGTGCCGACGGTAGCAATAGAGGTCGCACCAGCAAAGGTGGAAAGTTGCCCGTAGTTCACAGCGTCGCCTGTTGCCGAGCCGTTGGCGACGTTGATTATCTTTCCACTATACGCATTGACCGCCCAGACAGGCGAGTTGAGTGCGGTCGACGTATTGGAAATACCAAATCGGGGGTTCTGATAAATGTCTACAACTTGGAACGTGTCCGACGGGTTAGTGGTGTTGCCAGCCGAGTTTGACGGGGTGGCAAGTGCCGTGTTGTAAGAAACGGTCGCAGAGGTGAAAACCGGCGAGCCACCCGTTGCCGTGTTGTAAAGGACAAAGGTTGTTGGTGATGGAATGGAAAGAACAACGGCGTTTGAGTTGTTGTATGCTGTCGCACCCGTAATGCCTGCTACGGTGACTGTCGCACCAATCCACAAGCCGTGGTTGGTAGAAGTTGTGTATGTGACGTAGTTTGTCGCTGGGTTTCCGGCAGAAACGGCAGAAACGGCAACGGACGCAGTTCCGAACGTAGCGGTTCCTGTTGCGGTTCCACTAACTGTAAAGATTTGCCCAGTTGATACTGCCGTGATTTGGTAAGTGCCGTTGTATGCCGTCGTAGTCGTAATGCCCGAAATAACTACATACTGACCGGCCGAAAAAGAGTGGTTATTGGTGTTGACGGTAATAGTTGTGCCGTTGCCCGACACACTCGTAATGTTTGACGGCGCAACAGGGATAACCGTTGCTGGGCGATTATCACCAAGAGAGGCAAGGCGACCCCAGCCATCCACACGGAACAGCCGATAGTTTGCGTTGGAGTAAAGCGTTGAGACATATGAATCGCTAAATAGACCGCTATTGCCACGAAGTTGAGAGTTGATGGTTGGATACGCTTGTCCGTATCCCTGAACTGCCAAAGAGCCACCAAATCCTGCCCCCACAAGGGTCATAGACCCAGACGAGTTGATTGTGTCATTGACGTTAATAATGTTTGAAGTGTTACCAGCCTGAAACGAAATACCGCCTGTTGCCTTTTTCACCGTGAGGGCGTAGTCGTTCGCCCACGCCGTTGCGGTTCCACCAGAAACATACGTTCCCGTAGCATTTGAGGCGACAGAGAATCCCGTTGAGGAAACTGCCGTAACTGTCAGTAGTGAAATGTTGAACTGCGACGGGGCAATGCCCGACGTAGTGACGATTTGCCCGACCACGAAGTTGTTGTTGGCGGTGAAAGTGAGTGAGCCTGCCGACGGCGATGCGGTAGCAACATTTGTGACGGTGGCTAGGTTGGTTCCGGGCTGAATAATGGTCTGGTTGCCTGTTGCCGAAACCGACGATAGACCCGTCAGAACGTTCGTGTTGATGGTGAAACCGTTGAAGTTGACCGCACCAGCCGAGTTGATGCTGTAGAGGATGGTTCCTGCCGAGTTTTTTACGTCAAAGTAATCACCAGTTTGCGATACCGCACCCCTTACCGTCAAACCAACCGCACTCGCCGCTGAGGCGGTGACGCTGGGCGAAAGCAAGGGTGCGTAAGTGGTGGAAAGCGTGGAAATGACGCTAGACAAGCCAGCAAAGTAGGTTCCACCGACTATTGGAAAGCAGTTGAGGTTGCTTGACGAGCCAGCCGAGTGTGCTGAAATAGTCGTTCCATCCCAGCCACGACCGTTGTAGGTTCCGTCTGTCCAAACCGTGACTACGCCCGTTGAGGTGTTTAGCGACGAGCAAAGGATGTGTTCCTCTGTGGAAAGACCGAAATCAACAACCACAACAAACAAGCCCGACGTTCCGAGTGGGTTCGCTGTAATCTGTCCGTTTGTTCCAACTTCCAACCACGTCGTCGTGGTGGAAAGGGTAAATGTCTGCCCTGTTGAGTATGAACTCGCCAGCGAACCCGTTAGGTATGTGGGTACTGCTTCACCTGAAACAGAAATAGCCGCTGTCGGGAGGGGATACGCCATGCCCTTAGTTTAGGCTACAACTTCGTTATTTCACTAGCCCTTAGAGCCGTACAGAACCTTCGTGATAACGATTTGGTTAGCGAGGTCAAGCAGGCTGTCGTCAATGTTTTCGTGGTTGAGTTTCTTTCCACCAAAGGCATTGTTCAGACGTTGCACCTTTTCCAAAGCACGAACAAAGCACGACTTCCACGCCGGAACGCCAATGATTTCAGCAGCACGGTAGTTCGCATACACGTCATCGCCCGTGCCGTAGTCGCTTGATTTGGAAATGTGGATACGCAACATTTCAGCAAGAACCGCACGGAAACGTGGGTCGCCACCTTCGGGGAACTCTTGCTCTAGAGAGCCAGCACGAACAACTTTTCCACCAAACGACTGGTTCTTTGCGTCGTCAATGTTGATATTTACGTTGTCTGGGTGGTAGGCGTGAATACGAATACCGTTATTTGTGGTGAAAGTTGTATCTGCCATGACGCTCCTAAATAATTTCCAAATCGCCCCAACCACGAACACCGTAGTCAAGTCCAATGCCAATAGTAATCATTCCAGCAGGGCTATTCTTGCCCGTGCCTGACGTGAACCAGTTTGAGCCACCGTCCATAGCAGGGCTTTGGAATACGGTGCGACCCGATTCCTCTGAACAAATGAAGTGGTGAAGGTGACCGGCGAACAAGATAGCGCACTGCGATACGGGTGTGCGCCCCATAACTTGCCCCGTAAGCCAGCCCTCTAACTTCGCCTGCGACTTTCCACCTTTAGCGCACTGGTGTCCGTGAATAAACGATACGGGAACGCCAGAGATTTCTAGTGTCATTGAGAGGTCGTCGCTGTTCAGGATTTCGTCAAAGTCAGGAACAACTACTTGCCCATAACGTTCAGGGTTTGCGCTTAGGATTTCACCTAACTGCTCAAAGACCGCCAAATCGTCGTTGTCCAGCCACGACGTGAACGCCTTGCCTGAACTGTTGCGGTTTTCACCATGATTACCCGGTACTGCTGCGAGAACAATTGGAATCTCAAAGTTATCAACAAGCAAGTCAATAAGTTTCAGCAACAGGCGACGAACAACACGCATCTGCGAGCGACGGTCTAAATCTGTATTCCACGCCTGCATTGCGTAGTGTCCCGAACATTGCTCAATTAAATCGCCCAGACCCACAATGTAAATAATGTTTGGGGTGCGACCCGATTTCACTAGTTCTTTCAGGCGGAACAAAATACCGTCAAAAGCCAGCAAGATACGCTCGGTGGTGACCTCAGAGCCACCCCCTTCGTTTTTGCCCATCTGCCAGTCACTAACGACCGCTAAAAACGCCCTATTTCCCGTTCCGGTAGGGATACGCTTCTTTGGTGTCTTATAACGGCTCACAAGGGCGCACAGAGCCTCTATGTCGGCTCTATCGCCCGTCACCTCACGAGAACGTATCTGCGCTCGGTAATACTTCATACGACGGATTTCACCGTCGCCTACGTTCGTATCCCACGCTCGGATGTGAACCGAACCCTCTACGATTTCAGTAAGGTTAGGGTCTAAGCCCCAGTCGGCAATAACTTCTGCCCAAATGCCCTCATCTGGTTCACCTGCCATTGGCGGTGCGTCAATAAAGCCCTTTTTGCCATCCCACTTGATTTGCAGTTCGTTGCCTTTGGGGATTGCGTTCGTCCGCCGTTGCGGAAGGACTTTTTCAGCATCACGCAGAGACATTATAGACACCCTTGAACTTGGTCTTATCAGGGCAGTGGCACTGTCCGTCAAGGTGACGCTTCATGGTCTTTTCGTGTAGGAAACGCCCGTCCGCTTTCACCACACGGGCGATAAAACCAGCGGGTTTCTTGTCCTTTATCCACTCATTGAATACTGCCAAGTCGTCTTTATCAAGCGAATCAATAAAGGTGAAACCTCTACAATACGAGGTCTTTACAACGAGTTGTTGCGCTTGCCGTAGTGTCATACGCAAAGCATACATCATTGCGCCGTAGCGTCAACGGTATTTCACTACGCCTTTGGGGCAACCTTTTTGGCAGTAGTTTTCTTGGCGGTCTGCTTCGCAGTGCGAACGACCTTTACTTCCTCAACGACTTCAGCATCGGTTGGGGCGGTTTCAGGCTCGCTTACTGGTGCGGTTTCCACCGTGTCTGGCAGAACCTCAATAAGACCACGCTCAATAAGCACCTTGAAGCCGTCATCCTCTGGGTTGAAAGTGCCGATTTCACCAGCGTTCATGGATGAGCGACCGTAAAAGTCAAGAAATGCTAAGGCACGAAAGTTCTTTGTCATGGTGATTACTGTAGCACACTCAACAAAGCAAAATCCCCCCCAACCCGAAGGCTGAGGGGGATTTCACTAGCGAAACCGCTAGGCGGAAATCATCCTTAGATGATGTTCTGCCAGAAGTATCCCAAGTCAGAGGCGACGACCTTGTTGTCGAAGGCGATTTCACCCTCAACACGGTCAGCCTTCAACTCTTCCATACGGAAGCGTGAGACACCAACGGTGGTTCCAAGACCGCCCGATACACCCGTCCACATGAACGTGTAGCCAGCCGAAGGGGTCATCAGACCGGGGTTCGGGGCGGTGTAGCAGAGCAGGCAGTTGTTACCTACGGTGAACTGGTAGTTCGTGGCGGAAACGTTGGTAGGCAGAACACCAGCGGTGGTCTGAGCCTGCTCCTGTGCGCCGTTCACTACAGCCTTAGCAACGAGGACACGGTCAACACCGAACAATTGCGCCAGCAAGTCCTCAGTGACGATTGCGCCAGATTGCGTGTACTTGTAGCGGTCAACGAGCAGAGGGTGGTTCTTCAAGGTTTGGAAAACCTTGTAGCCCAGAACAAGCGTGTTCGGCTCGTAGCCCGTGGTCTGCAAGACGTAAGCCTTAGCGACTTCCACGTCGGTGATGGGGTTCGACTTGTAAGAGGTCGCACCAACGTAGTCAGACCAGACGTAGGTGGAAACACCAGTCGTAGGCGTTGCCGAAGCGGCTACACCCTGAATGGTGGTTCCCCAAACGTTACCCTGAAAGTAGTCGTTAGCCCACTGAACCTCACGACGGAGCAGCAAACGCTGGGTCACGAACTGGGTCGCTTCCATGTCGGGGTTGAGGGGGTTGTCCGAGTTGGCACGGGTCTGGTCACCGATGTCCTTGTGGAAGGCGAAAACGTCTGCCATGTAGGTGTCGGTGGTCAAGCCGTAGCCCGAACCTGCTGAGGCAGTTCCGTCGGCACGACGCTGGGCTTCGTCACGGAACCAGTCGTCCTTCGTGTACTTGAAGTAGAGGTTCGACTTCTTGTCCACTGGGATGACAGGGAAAACCGTGTCCGCAATGAAGTTGTTGGTGTTCTGCAAATAGGCAACCGAGATGTTGGTCAAGATTGCGTCAATGTGAACCTGTGAAACTGATGGCTGTGGCATATTTCAGTAGTCCTTTCTGACTATGCGCCACGAGCAGCGTTGTGGAACGCTGCCGCTACGGTGATAAGGTCGCCAGAGACACCAGCCGTAAGGGCGGTTCCAATGACGAACTGTGCTGATACAGCGGTCGCCGCCGAAGGGGCGGTTGCTGGGAAGGTGTAGGCAGTCGCACGACCCGAAGCGTCAATGGTCAAAGGCTGTCCGGGCAGGATAGTTCCGCCTGCGACCATCTTTGTGACACCCGAAACGGTGACTTCTGCTTCCGAGATACCTTCAATGTTGCCGTTAGCGTCGTACCAAACGTAAGGCTGGTTCTGCAAGATGCCGATTGGGCGTTGCGTAGAAGCCGTGACGCTGGCAGAGGTGCTGAGCGACTCGTTGGCGGCCGTCACGACACGAACGATAGCGTTCGTAGCGGTAGGCGTACCAGCGGCAGCGGTGGTGGCAAGGTTCGCAGTGAAAGTCCAAGCCGAAGCCGAACCACCAGTTGCGGTGACGTACAACTGACCGTTGTAGCCAGAAGGCAGCGCACCCTCAACGTTCACAACCTGACCAACCAAAATGGGGTTGGCGGTGGCGGTGACGGTCGTAGGCAGGGTGTAAGTACCCGTCGTAAGACCAGAGGCAGAGGCGATGGTGGCAGGGGTGAACACCAGAGGGTTCTGGGTGTTGCCCGTGGTCAAGACCTGTGCGGTAAATGGAATGCCCACTGCGACACGCTGACCGGCAACGGCGGAAACACCCGACACGTCTGGGACAAGCGAAATCTTGAGAGCGTATGGATTCTGTTCAAAAGCCATGATTAACGACCCTTCTCATTCAGGTAAGCGGTGTAGAGGTCAGGGTTTGACTGGGCGACCGACATCAGAGCCGACTCGAACGATGGGGCAGTGCCAGAGGCAACAGCGGCCTTAGCAAGCGATTCCATCTTTGAGAAAGCGTCGTCAGCGGGAACGTGTGCGTCAGTTCCGACTTCGGTAAAGACCACGTTGGCTTCCAACAGCGAGTTTGCGCTGTCAAGAGCCTTGACGATTTCACCAGCCAGCGTTCCATCCGTCTCTGAGAGACGACGAAGCGCAGGGCCAACAATCGTTGGGTCAATGGAAAGGTGCGACCACTCAGCAGCCTTCAGAACAGCGGCCTCGTCAGCACGAGCGTTGCGCTCGGACTCAAGGGCGGCCTCTGAAGCGGCAGCCTTACGAAGAGCCAACTCAGCGTTAGCCTTGCTGTCATCCAACATCTTGCGGATAGCAGCGGGCATAGCCTTGATGATTTCTTCGTCAGTAGCCTCACCGGGGATTACAACGACTTCAGTAGCGTCGCTCATAATTGTGTCCTCCTGTGGACTTTGGTATTTCACTACGTCGTTTGACGTAATGGTTGGTACAGCAGATTCGCCTTCAACGGGCGTTTCGTTGACGATTTCTGGTTCCACCTCAACGTCGATTTCGTCGCTCTTGGCAACAATGTCGGAGGCTGGGATTTCACCAGAGTTTCGCAGTTCGTCAAGAACGGCGGTCAGTTCAGAATCGTTGTCGGCAGACTTCATGATTACCCAGCCTTCAGTAAGGTGCGCAGGGTGGTCAACACCCGACGTTTCCTTAATGCTGAGTTTCACTAACTTGCGAGCCACGAAATTCCTAATCGACTTTGCCTACGCAAAATGCATAGGTCTTGACGGTTAGAAATCTAGAGGGTTATTTTTATTTGTCAATAGTTGAAACTATTGGGGGCTAAAACGGGTATTCGTCAGCCTTAGTGAACAGGGGGCAGATGCTCTTGAATGAACACCAGTTCTCGCACAGATTGTTCTTGATGGGTGGGAAATACCCAGCCTCAAACCAGTTCTCAATCTTGTTCCACGCCTCACGGACACGCTTTTCAGCGTAGATAACGTCGTCGTCTGTCACGTCTAAAGTGAGGGTCTTTCCAAACTGGACGTAGAGCAGGCGGATTTTGGTCGGGCGTTCACCTAAGTGCTTCTCGCACAGGTAGGCGTAAATCTTGGCTGGCAGGGTTGCCGAAGCCTTGTAGCGGTCTTGTGGCACTTTGCCGGTCTTGTAGTCCACGATAACCAACGAGCCGTCAGGGTCACGGTCTAGGCGGTCAAGGATGCCACGCAAGGTGAAACCGCCCATATCGGTATCCACTTGGATTTCGATTCCCTCTGTGGTGACCTCTGTGGGGTTTTCCATCGTGAAATAGGTGCGTATGTATTTGGCTAAATCAGCGACGAGCGAGGCACGACCAGCCGTGTCCAGTTCCATTTCGGCGCAGATTTCGTCGCTCAACAGGTCGGGCAACAACTCACGCATAATGTCCATAGTCAGTTCTATGGTGCGCTCTTGTGGTGATTCAACCGTGCGCAGAAACATCTCTTCCAAAATGGCGTGGAACACCGTTCCCCGATACGTCGCCATTTTCTTGCGTTCTGGTAGTCGCTCAATAGTCGTGTATTGGTATTGGCGAGGGCAAGTCTCAATCTGATTTACCCGACTAGGTGATACGCCATAGGGCTTTTCGCCTAGATACACAGGTTGAGAGGTCACCTACCTACCTTACTCGGTAGGTGTGACGTGTATCAAGCACCTACCGCCGTTTTGTCGGGCAAGGCGAGCAAGGTGCTGATGAACGCACTTGCCTTACGCTTGTCTGCGAGCGCACCCTCAACCTGTGCCTCAATGTCGGCGGTGATTTGCTTCTTGGCAACCAGCGACTTGATAAAGCCCTTCTGCTTGGCAGAGGCTTCCTCAACGCTTGACGTGGTGACGGCAACCGTAGGGGTAGCCGACTTCTTAGGGAAATTCTGGTGGGTCTTGATTTCCCAACTCACCTCGCTCATCAGCACACGCTCACCGTTGTTGATTCGGGTCATAAGTGCGTCACGACGCTCAATGAACTTAGCGAGGCTGTAGTAGCAAACGGTTGCGCCGAGCGATGCGAGGCGAACGTAAGGCTCGTTCTGGTCTACGTCCTGACGATTACGCAGGTAGCGAGCCAACGAGGTGTCGCCACTAGCGAGGGTCGTCGTCTTGATTTCGGTCTGCTTGATAAGGCTACGCAAGAAACCAATCTGCTTGTCGGTCGCATACTTGACTTCGTATGCCCTGTTCGCAAGGGCTTCAGCCTCACGCTTGTGTTCCCAGAACTCGTCGCAACCGCCACGGTCACAGAAACCATTGGCTTCCCCGTGCTGGCAGTAGCCGTAGCGTGGGTTGCCATACTCGTCAAAGACGCGGTCTGCACTCATAATCATTTACCTCTCTCTATCCGTTATTTCCTTACCTAACCACTATACAGTATGCCTGTGACAAATGCAAGTATTCCTCAATCACCTTGTATTTATTGGGGTTCCAAAGTTTCTCAAAAACTTTGTGGGATAACTTGACATTGTGACTAAACACCTGTATAGTTGTTTATGTAGTAACCGCAGTCGCCTGATGTAAAGACCCCACGAGGAAGTGGTCGTCGGGGGCTGGGGGTGTGGTAAGGCAGTATCCGATTACAAAACAGACTGAAAGTTGCACTGCGTAAGTGGTGTAGCAAGCCTTGACGGTGGCACTCGTAGGGGTGTCAAGCAAGTCGGGAAGTTGGAAGCGAAGCGGTTAGCCCTAAGAAACGGGAAGTCCGATAAGTAGTCCGGCGAGGTGAACGCCCCTGACTTCGGTTGGGGGCGTTTGTCTTTATGCCTTAGCAAACTGACGGTTCAGCAAGTTCGCAAGTCGCTTGGCACGACGCTCGCTACGAACCTGAACGCTGAAGTCGTAGAACGGAACGCCTATGCCAACACCAACGCTGTCGTAGCGATAGAAACGCAACTCGGTGTGGTCGGCATAGTTCCAAATGACAAACTTGTAGTTGCCACTGCGAGCCTCTAACTCGCCCATTGGCATCGTCTGCCACCTCAATCTACGCAACTGCTGATTCCTCTGCGTATTGAACAAGGTTCGTAAAGGGTTCCAGTTGGCTCACACGCTCTAGGTGCTGGATGTGCTTGCCTGCCGTTTCCAACGCATCGGTCAAACGCTCAATGTCTTGCTTCTGGCTCAGAACGAGGCTAATGAGGTGTCCGATATCGCCCGCCTCATAAACGTCCTCTGATGCTGAACGCCATACACGGTCAATGAACTGGTCTAATGTTTCTGCCACGTCACTCCTAACGGTGGTTTATTACCCATAGCATAGCATACCCCTGTGGATAACCTGTGCTATTGAACGAAGCGCAACCACGTTTTCGGGTTTTCGGGGTCGGGGTGAAACTCTTTGGCTGTCTCAAACTGGCAGAGAACGCACTTGACTTTCACCTCGCCGTTCTGTGGCACGGGGTCTTTCACACGCCAATCGTGTTCGCAAATGTCGGGTGAAAACCCCGCCTTGACCCGAATGGTACGAAATCCCGGCCCTCGCACAATCTTGCCCTGCTTTTCCAAATTGCGTATTACGTCTAGACACGTTGAGGTTGAGTTCATCCCGAATGCTGTTGCTATCGCTCGCAGGCTCGGCCCATAGCCCAACTCTCGCCAGTGCCATTGGATGTAGCGACAGATATCGTCGCCACTACGGTTAGTGAAATTGTCGCCCACGACAGACACGGCTATCGCTTGTATTCCTCTGGGATTTTACCTATCCACGCCGTTCCGTCATACTTAGCCGTAACGGGGAAACGAGAACCACAAGCAAAGCAAAGAACCCACGTCTTTGTGTTCGTAATGATTTGCCATTTATGCGAACAATCAGCCTTACTTACCATTTTTCCAAAACTTCCACGTCGCCTTTTCAGGCTTCTGCCTAGTGAAATACAGTTCGTCACGCCAGTTAGCCCAACGGTTCTTGGCGTTGTCCCGTCGGATTTCCCGTCGGATTTGCTTTTTACTAGAAGAGTGTGGCACTTGCCCCTA